CACCCTTTTAAGTAACTCCTTGGAGATTGCACTCAGAATTCTCTCTTGCTCGCCATTGATCAAGTTCATGTACTACATTTAAGAGCATTTGATAAATGTGATTGGTTGTTTGTTCTCAAATGAGGTCTCCAACCTTTGAGCTGCCTTGTGTAGCCTAGCAGAAATGGATTACTCTGTCTTCTCAACAGTAGCAAATGTGTCACCATCTTACCCCTCTAAATTGATGGTTCGTAGCATCGGTGCCACAATTGTACTTGTGATTTTGAATTCATCTATTTCACTCTCCTCAACAGAGTGTCTCATATCCATTGCTATTTCAACCTCACGCAGTTGATCTGCTTAAGCAGATAAGATGCGATAAACTTCTGGGTGCGCCATTATCTTAAGTAATGCAAATAAATTGAAAGGATTGATAGCACTGACGTTAGTGTCGAGTTTAAAACCTTCACTGGCCAGAATATCAGTTAAGACTGCTGACGTCTCGGCGTTTTTCATGCGATCCGCGATGTCTATAGCGGATCTGTAAAAAGAAGCTCTGACAAGTCTCCTGATGTTTCTATCAAACCAAGCACCTTACAGCATTGCACTTTGCGATTTTGCGAGGCAGGTGACTACCTCTCTGACTTCACCCTTCATTTCATCTAAAGATTTAATCCCGTATTCAGATTTACGGAATGCCAACATCTTATCGAGGCGTTCTTTATCTAACGTTGTTAGATATACTGGCTTACCCGCCAATTGTCGTAATTCGACACACTCACTCACTCCATACCCGAGAAAGTCAAGATCTATTCTCTTTTCTTTCTCTAGAATGTTGAGTAATTGCCGATTTACTTTTTCGATTTTCATCGTTACCCCAAAGTAGGCAAAGAGCGGTGTTAGTTAGTGAGAAATCAACATCTCACATACATTACCGTGTTTTTCCAACAATTTACCCCAGTCTGCGAGAGAGTTCAGGATTTCAAGTTGCTTATCTGGCAAATGGGAGGCATAACCAGGCTTGGTTCGGTTGTGGATGTCAACAATACATGATACAATCATGGACATCTTGAGACAGTTAAACTCGGCTGTGTGGACGAACCCACTTGACAACCATCTTTATCTTATTAAATAAGAACCAAGTAAAACAGGAGCGTTGCACATTTAACTCATGTGAATCTGCTCTGCAACATTTTTTGTTTCCTCAGATACTTTATCATAAGATTCAAGAATAAAGTCGAAATACCACTTAGCGTCATCCTAGTCATGGCTGCATTCCATTTTCGATCCATCAGCAGAGACCTCAGTGACATCTCCATTGTCCTTGTAGAACATGTACAAGTTATCAGCGTAGAAGTATATGCCAATGGATTGATCCTGGGCGTCTTGCAACCTTTCAATCAGATTTTACATAAATCCGTGGGCTGGTGACCAGCCCATCAAATTCATGTTGCATGCTGGGATAATTCCCGAATGCATTACAAAATCAGATTACTCAAACGGTGGGCGAGATTTGAAGAAAGGAGTAAAAATTGCTTACAATAGTGGTGTGCAAATTGCGTTCATACTACATATGTTTCTAGTTTTACTCGTTAATTCCTCCCTCAAGTAAACTTCCGGTTTTGGCTTCAGCGCTTAGATGGATGCTGGTGAATCCTCGAAGGAACCGCCTCTATGAATGAACTAATGTAATTATGTAGTACAATTCATGATGGTTTCCAATCCGAGGGCTTCATCACCATTTTTCATTGTCGCAGAACCGCACCAAATTCCAGAGCTTGATTACAAGTTAAATTCAACGACAGGGTACGTTCCTCCATGTGTTGTTTCAAACTGCATCTGGTATTCATGCAACCAAGATGAGAAATCTTAATGCTCAAAAAGGTTTGGTATACTTGGGCGTTTCTACACGTATACACCTGCTTGATAAGATTTCGGTCTGAAACCAACTGGATTCACATACATGAGATTGAATCCATAACGTTCCGCTGGCCTTGGTGGAACAGATTCTTTAGCTTGTACGACTTTTATAAAACGTCCGTATTGCCCATCTAATGAACCATTTCCGTAGAAGTGAGTGTTTGCAATGTCTAGTACACTTTAACACTCGCTTCCATTACCCAAGGCGCGCATGTTATTCATGACAATTTCATAGGTCTTATCTATGCCATTGTCCCAGTAACTCGGGTAATACCTGGCTTTGGTAGTTTCCTCAGTTAATACTTTGTGAGGGGCGTTACTCCTTAACCACTTAAGGCTCTCCTTGATATCTTGATCGATAATCGAAAGTTTGTAAGCTCTTGGTACTCGTTCCAAGGTATCAAAGTGAGTCCTGACAACCTCATTATCAAACACCATCTTAGGATGCTCAAACTCCTTGTACATTTCCACATTTCGCTCATTCAAAATCTTTTTTGTGTAAGGGCGAGGTATGTCACCTGGCTACAATGCACCCAAGTCAACACGTTCACCTTTGACAGCATATAGCCCGAAAGTTTCTTTGGGCAGATCCGTCAAGTCGAATCCTGTCGACTCGTATGCC